CTTCAAACCTCGCATGATTTGGTCATGCCCAGAAAGGGTCATTGCAAAGTTCTCCTATCAATTCAACCAAATTGGGAAAGAGCTCGCCTCGCGTTGGAACCGTGATGGGCCGCTGTATTATACAGCTAAGGCCACTCCTGACAGTATCGGATCTTTCATGGTGAAACTCAATGACAATAACTTCCATATTATTGAAAATGATGTTTCCAATTGGGATGGTTCACTCTGTCATGAGATGATCATGCTCGAAAAAGCGTTCCTCGAAAAGTGTGTCCAAGGCATGCCGGAAGAGTTTGAGTTTTTACTCAGTAATTGGGGACGCAATCAAGGGCGTGATCGCACCGGTTTGACTGTTGACATGCAGCATGGGCGTCGGTCAGGTGATTTATGGACCTCAGTGTTTAATTCCTTTTTGAATGTAATGCTGCACAAGTTCATTTTTGGGCCTGACGTGTGGGTTATGGTGATGGGTGATGATTCCGTTTGCGGCATCAATGATTTTGTTCCCAGTTACTACATCACACAATCATACCTTAAATTAGGGATGAAGTGTGAACCAGTTTATCGGGACACCATCAGCGAGGTTTGTTATTGTTCTGGGCGCATGTGGCCAGTTGAGAATGGATACAAATGGGGAAATTTTCCTTTCAAAGTGTTCTCAAAGCTTGGCCTGAACCACCACAACCACAGCCCACAATCCTTCAAGTCATTGTTATATGGCACCGCAAGGGGCATGCTCTGCTCAGCAGGGCACGTGCCCATTTTAGGAGCTTTTCTGCGGGCCATTACTGACAGTGCTGAAGAAAGCGGAATTCGCGCCAAGCGTGATAATAGGCATCTCAACCCCTACCGCATTCAAGGTGGCAACGTGACATATCCTTCTGATGTCACGTATTACACTTTCTCACTCTTGTATGACATCTCACCAATTGTGCTTATGGAAATAGAGGAGTGGATTGAAATCAATGTTCACATTGATAACTTTCCATACTCACTCGACGATCCCGTCTTCATTGAAGGGCTCAAAACAGAGCTCGGATTTGAAGATGTTGGCGATGGCATTAGCGCTCCCGAATATCGAAGCGAGGAGGCGCAAGAGGAGAAGACCAAGCTCACCGACTGCAAGAACATCATGAGCGCATTGCACTCAGCGGCTGTTTTCGGCCGAACTGAGGATACCATGCTTGGGAACATCGTTCCCACTCACACTTTTCTGCACATGTTGTTCACGTTCATGTCATGGTTGTCATTCCCAACAGGCGTTGCACTGCACAAGCGGTACAACCAACTTGTTAGAACATATGGCGGCAACTATGCCAAAATGAGCGCAGCCAGAAAACGCCAAAACAGGCGCAATGGCTCAAAAGGAGGGGGCAAGAAACGGAATAAACCCGGGTTTTTTCGGCGTGCTGCCGGGGGCTTATTGAAGCTTGGCGGTGGATTAGCTGATGAATTCCTTCCAGGAATGATGGGCAAGATTCTGAACAAGGCAGCCAATGCGTTGGCAACAACAATCACCGGCCACGGTGATTACAACCTGCGCACCAATTCACTGATTAATGCGAACCCTCGAGCATCCCGAATGCCAAACTTTAGTGGGTCAGCACACACCAGTGTTCGCCATGCCGAATTCGTTGGTTATATTAATTCATCTGTTGCTTTTAGCGAACAAACTTTTGAGTTATCACCAACGAATGTGCTTTTGTTTCCATGGTTATCAAGCATTGCTAATAATTATGAGAAATATCGATTGCATGGCGCCTGCTTCATGTTCGTTTCCACATCAGCATCAGCCATTGGCAGCACTAACACCGCGCTGGGTGAAGTAATGATTGCAACGCAATATGACGTGAACCGCAATGAATTTGCTTCGCCAGAGGCGATGAAACAAACCCACTTCGTTTCCAGTGGCCCACCAAGTGAAGATATGCTTCACGGCATTGAGTGCAATGAGTTCTCAAACAACTGGTTCTTCACGGATCCCAATTCATCAGATGCAAACGCAACTATTGATAGGCGATTCCATGATTGCGCAGAAGTCACCATCGGAACATATGGCGCGCAAGCGGCATCCGTTATTGGTGAGTTGTATATCATTTATGATATTGAGTTCTCATGCCCTTCACTCCCACGTGGTGGCCAACAAGTGGCTAGATTGTATGCTGATGGATACAGCAACACTGACACTCTTGGCTCAACAACTGATGTCCGCCAATGGGGCGGTGATTTCCAATTGACTCTGCCATCTTCCGGCGCCCAGGATACATTCACCTTCCCAGATCAGATCACCAGTGGAATATGGTGGGTTCAGGCCTATTGGTTTGGAACCAGCGCAGCATCGTTAACAACTGCCATGACACTCACAAACTGTTCCCTCAAAACGAGTGGATACGGTTACTTGAATGACACAACATGGCAGCGCAAGAATGTGGGCACATCAGCTTACTATAGCCACGATGCGTTCATCGAAGTCACAGGCCCAGGCCCATCAGTGACAATTGACACCGCCACCTTGCCAACTTCCGGCTCCGGATTTGACCTTTATGTCGTTCGAATGCCTGATAGTTTGGCCTTTGAGGGGGCCGTTGCTTTGATGAATTCTTGCGTGCACCCCACTTTTCAAGTGGCGCATGCAAAGGCTCTTGCAGCAAGGGAAGAAATGGAAGCTCTGCATCCATCGTTCGAAGTTTCTTCCAGACTTGAACGTCTCGAACACCTGTTGGCTTTAACTTCCGACATAGTTACTTCCAACATTCAGCCCAAAATGGCTGAACCGGAACTTAAATCATCTGAACCTGAGGATGATGAGGTTTACATGTTTACCCTAGCAAGGGATGGCGTGTCAGCCTTTGATGATGATAAGTTCTCCCGACTCTACAGAACCTGTAGCGATCCCGTGAGAAGAGCGGTTGACCATTTGTTGACCCACTCTGAATACGGAGTTGCTGAGTTCAGTTGAGGACTTGCC